AATCTTTTGAATACATAGAAATATTTGCGCCGCCAAAGGTTCCTGTATTACCTACAACAGAAGTACAGATACCAACAACTCTGTTTATTAAAGCAGAACTGGTCATCCTCCCATCTGCTGTAAGTCTCATATCATCACCAGCAAAGATGTCAATATTATCTTGTGCTGTAATACGAGTATTTTCTTTAGAAACAAGGTAAGTATTACCCATACTCTCTACAGTATAGTTACCAAGGACAATCTCTGATTTATTGCCTTGAGTGGTAACAACTCTATCTCCAACAAAGTTTTCAATCTTTTGCTGTTTAGTTTCTTCTATATTCTTACCTTTTGTAGTAATAGTATAGTTGTTACAGGAAACGTTAAAGTCGCCCTCTACGTTCAGATTGAGATTCCCTTTGTAAGTAACATCACCATTACCATTCACAATCATCACAAAGTCATCACCGACTAACTGAACCATTCGTCCAACTGAGTTGACCAATACTGTAGTTTGTTCCTCGGCATTCGGATACATTTCAATCCCGCTGCCGTCCTTATGAACATAAGACAGACGCTCATTACCTAAAGTATCATCATGCTCGACTCTGTGACCAGAGGAAGTTTCTTCTACTTTGTTATATGGGTATTCAGGTTGCCAATCCATTTTGACCAAATCTGTGCCAGCAACTCCATCAGGCAAGACAATTTTAGGCGTCCACTCATCACGTGCTGCCTTGTTTGTAGTCGCCTGACCGATATATTCAGGTCTTGGAAATGCTCCGTCTGGATCTTTAAATCCTGTAGACATTATCTGAACCCTCTTCTTCTGCTATAATCAATTAATCTGCTGACATCTAAAGAACCTAGTCTTCTGGCTTCAGAATTGGTTAGAGTGTTACGTTTACCAAAAGAGTTTTCTACATATTTGACAACATCAAATCCCGGATCAGTCGCTCTTGTATTAATATCAGAGTGACCGAATACTTGTCCTCCGGGGAGGATAGTATAAAAACATTTCAAAAATTTATGAAAAGTATGCCATTGCTTTGGTGAACATGATTTAATGTCTTGAACACCATTTTTAATTCCACCTACAAATGCAATACTAATGCTATGCTCTAAATGAGTTTGTACGGGCGTATGCGGAGGTGTAGAATTGATTAACTTGTTAATCTGTATGCGTCCATCTCTAAGAATCAGGAAATGAAAATTAATATCATCTAAACCATATTCTGTAGAGAACCAATCGACCAACTCATCCCTTTTGAAGTTCTGAGTATAATCACTAGAGGTATGATATACAATAGTCTCTGTATACTCTCTTCTCGAAGAACGGAGATATGCTTCCATCTCTTCTTCTGTTTCGATAATATCTCCAACTTCAACTTTATCTACATCAAAGACAGCATTTACATCATCACCTAAAAAGTCAGACTGTAATGTCTTAATTTTTGGATCGAAAGAATCTGAAAACTTTACAATTCTTTTTACTGTTTTTAAATATCCACCTACTGCCATTATTTGCTCGCCCTTCTAACATGTGTCAAACTATCTAGTGAATAATTACTAACTTTTACAGAATCGCTCTGATTGCCACCCAGTACACTGATTGTATTGCCTTGTACAGATTGCACAAATCCAACATGATTACCGCCAGTAGGCCATTTAAAGACAGCAACATCACCCGGCTGAATATTTGAAATACTGCCTTCGCCAGATCCAGGAGTGTAGACAGCTGTACCCCAATTAGCAAATGCTGCAGCACCAAGAACATTCGGCGTGTTTGTTTCTAATCCTGTAGCACTGAGAACTGAGTTTGCGAATGCAGCACACCATGCATTTTGAGATTGAGTCAAATCTGCTCCGCTAACATTCCATCCGACAGATTCTCTAAAGAACTCTGCTAACAGTCCTGCCTGCTGCGGATTATTTTCACTAGCGCCTAAGAATGCATTTGCTACCTGAAGAGGATTAGTCGCTGCTAATATACCATCGACATTCACACCAGATGCTCTTAAATTATCAAATGTTGCCTGTAAAGAATCGCCAAATTCAAACCCTTCAATAGAGGAAGGATCATCAATACCAATCGCATTCAGAATAGATTCTTGAACCTCTAGATTAGTAGCAGCATCAAATTGCCCTTCTGCAAGACTATTCAATCCTGCACCTAATGCATTACCAGCATCAAACACGCTTCCGGCACCGCCTCCAGTAGTATTTGAGTATATAATATATTGTTCGGAAAAGTAAATCATTTCCTCATCGCACATCATCGCCTTTAATTGATCTGCATATTGTCCAGTGGGGCCAGCTATTGTCGTTTTATCACATTGAGTAAGTCTACTACTTTTTGCAACAGTACTGGGGTCTTGGAAAGTCAGCGCCTCTGCTCTTGCAGCTCCGGGCGGCATTCCTGTTGGAGAAAGAGGTTTATCAGAAGGGATAGGACCACCTGCTGGTCCAGATAATGGTCTAGTTCTAACAAATCCACCTGAAGCAGTCCGTACAGGGGTTCCGTCGGATGACAAAACCAACCCCAACCCGCTGTAATCTGTTCCACCCGGCGCATCAAATTCATCACCATAGGGTTGATATGAACTAGCAGCTCCTGCTGCTCCACCAAGTTCATCTGGATAAAGTGGTGGTGTGGGTTGTCCTGCATGCTCTACTTTTTCATTACCAATAAACTTTGTGCAATCTAGAGGTTTGAATCCTCCACCTTCGACTGGTTTTTCTTTTTCTATCGCAGATCCTAATGCTCCTCCTGGTTCATTAGGTAAAACATCATTTTCTGGATCCGGCACCTCCCCATCAATGGATCTCTCGACGCCATCACCGAAGACATCGTCTCCCACGTCGCCAATACCAAGTAATGGACCGCCAAAGGCTTCTCTCTCATATCTATCAATCAGTTGTTGTGCTGTCTCTGGTCCTTCTGGTGGTGCGATTGAGACGACATCACTGATAGTAAAACCAACATCTTGAAACGGACCATATATTTCGCCACCAGCAGTTTCAGCAACCTTTCTCTCAGATGTTGTTTTATCTGGTGCAACACTTAGATTATACGGATTAACCATTATGCACTATTCCTATCTAAAAGGTCATACGCAGTATCTATAGTGTTCTGTAGACCCGAAGTATCTTTTAAAATATATTGATGAATAATCAAAGCTGCTTGTTCTACTGTCTTCGCCTCTTTCAATTCACTCCCCCGTAAAGAATTATCTTCTCTAAGTTGTTTGATTAAAAAGTTTGTTTGATTTGTAACATCATTCATATCTAAGTTGCCAGAAAAACAATAATCAAAATATTTCTGCTTCATTACACCACGAAACTTAAAAACACCAAAGGTGGCATCATCTTCATTCTGTGCACCTGCCAATTTTGCAGGATCAGGTTTAGGACCAGCACCTAAAGCATAGACAGTATCCCCTGTCCTTGGATTAAGTTGTAATTCTGGATTAAACTTTGCCATGATAACTCCTTATGGTGTGTAACTTGCTGCTGCGGCAGCTGCTGCAGATACTACTGTAAACCCTTCGCCCTTTAGCGCCTCAAAAATAATCTGCCCTTGAGAAGAGTTTGCAATAATCGTTCCACCAACATTAACTGCATTTACAGAACCACCAGCACCACCAATTGATGTGGTAATAGAGGTTGGTACAATTTTTGCTTCAGGTTGAATATCATCTCCAGGAGTCTGTTCGATCTTACCAATAGTGCCAAGCACTAATGGATTCTGAGAATGCTTACCGTCTAAGAAAACACCAAAAACCCATGATCCCTGTTCGATACCTGTAGGACTTCTACCTACGCCAGAGACCCCGCCGAATGTAGCAGGAACCAATACAGAAGCCCATGGCAATAATTCTGTAGGAACATCAGAAAGATAAGGATTGTGTAGACCATACACCCGAACTCTAACTCTGCCGAGTTTTTCAGGATCGTTTTTATTATCTTCAACAATACCCAAGAACCAACGGGTATCGTCTCCATAAAACTCTTTCTGTAATACCTTGTATAGTTCCATATCTTTAATTCTTATTCAATTGTTCACCACCCAGACTTGGATCGGTGCTTGTTTTAGTTGCAGTCACAGTCGCAGTAAGTCTGTTCTGGAAGATCGTATACATGACTTTTTGTATAAGGTATACGCCTGATCTCTTTTTGTCTTTAACACTCTCTACAGTAGATTCTTCCTCTGCTGGAATATCTTTTTGTATATAGATTTTCATCTGTTTACCGAGTTTGTCAAACCCAAAAGAAATGCCGGGAACAGTAATGTTAATCGGTTGCTGATCCATAAATGAGTAGATTGCTCTAGACTCTGCTTTATATAAATGATTTCTCAATTCTTGTTCTTCCAAAAAGGAATTGGTGTCATCAAACAATTTTCTAGTCACAATCTGTGTCGAATAAGTATTCTGCCCTTTATGATAAGGTCTCCCTGTACTAAATGCAGGATCATAATTATATGGGAATGCTGATCCATTCACTGCAGGTAATGAACCTAATGGTTTTGTTAAATCGTGAATAATCTCTTGTCCGCCATATTCATAAGTATCAACAAAATTATAGTATCCACCATACACATTCCTTGCCATTGCTAGCAAAGTGTCTTCGTTATTATTAATCGTATAGTTTGTAATCTTTTTACTCAGAATATCGTAATCTTCCGGTCCACCTGCCTCTTTGTTGCCAGTCGTGCCGTAAACAAAATCTTTATCATTAAATGGACCTTGTCCTAACAGAACAGAAATATCTTTGAGCTGTAAACTCTCATCGTCCATTGTAGAATAAAAATAAAATGGAATACCAGATCCATTAGTGCAACGTGCTGCCATCCAGTTTGCTGCCTCTAAAGGAGAAACTGTGAACGGGAATACAACTCTCATATCAGATTGCGCTGAACCATCAGAAGAAACTGACACGCCCATTTGCTCAGAGCAAACTGCATTACAAATAGCTTCAGGTTTACCTTGGTATACCTTACTGAATCTGGTAAGGTTGCTCAGCATTACATGCTCTTCAACAAGTTTTACAACATACGCAGATTTATCATCCCCGACCTTCTGACCAAACTCGACGCCCATACAAATAAATTCTTTATTTATAATGGGTTGCGCCTCTGAGTCCAGGACAATAATTTGAACTTTCTCTTGTCCCTGAAACTGTACAGCATTAGATGCGTTAGCAGAGTCAATAATAACTAATCGAGCTGTTATGTAAGGAAGTCCAATATTTTCATACATGTTGACTTCAGCGACAATCTTTGTAATTTCTTGTGTTGGGTATCTCGGAGAAGAAACAAGAATTTTTGTCTGTGCAACATATAAAGGATGATGTTTACCAGTAGTGCTCATTAATAACTGCTTCCTCCGCCACTACTGCTGCTAGAAGAAGATGCTCCAGTTGCTTGATTTTGAAGGGTTGCCGTAGTTATCACAGAAGTAAACGAAGTATCCCCAGAAATAGTGCCAATAACATCTTCTATCTGTTCTGCTGTAGATTCAGAAAGAATTCTCTTAAATGCAGTATCAAACTGCACAATAATCTCTGGTCTTAGAACTTTGATTGGTCTAACTTCTTCGTTTTCTTTTTCGTATCTTTCCAGGAATGTAACAGGGACAATCGTAGCAGGAATCAAATCATCGTAGTTCGTAGCGATATATGTTTCAAAGGCATTCTGAACAAAGGTGAAAGCAGAGTTGAGTGTTGAAACACCATCTGTCGTTTTACTTGTCAAGAATGGTGTACCTGTTGCTGGAGATCCTATGTTACCAACATTCTTGTAGACCATGAAGTTTCTTTCATCTTCATCTGCAGTGTCATTTGCTAAAATATCATTACCGTCTGTGTTGAAAGGCATGAGAGTATATGCGCCGCTAAGAACTGTTGAGAAGTCTACATCTACATCAGATCTAAATTCAAATGCAATATATTGTGGCACACTAGTAGTAGAATCAAAAATGTTTAATTGATTATCCACCAGCGTAAATGTGTGATAGACGATACTTGTCGGAGAGGTTCCACCTGCTGCTGCAATACCATTTACGATAGCACCTAACTGAAGCGATACAACATTCTGAAACTCTGTAGAGAGTCCTAGAGTGCCAACCAAAAATCCGCTCTGCCAATCATCTACTGTATAATCATCATCATTGTTAAATGCTGCCTGCAGCAAGCCAGCAATTACAAGAGCAGATCCACCCGGAAGGACATTCCCTAAGATTGTTTGAGTTGTTACTTCATCTAAACTAAAGTCAGTAAAGATCGAGGTAAGATTAGAGATTTTAATGTCATCAATAGTAAAGTCTGTCGCCTCTGTGCCTGAACCATCCCATGTAATTTCATAAGAAACTCTCTGAATAAATGGAGCATTCGGTGCAATGTCAACATAGTTACCAGACGTATCTTCATAGTGATGCTTTGCATTATATTCATCTACGACCGAATCAACAATAATGTTCTTTTCGACTTCATTTTCTGTAGTAATAATTGCTTCGCCTTTAACAAAATTTGCATTTGTCAAGATTTTAGTTACGACTGAATAATTAAATCCGAATGTAAGATTACCAATAGTTGCTTCTGTCTTATCTGTAGAAATAACAATTGTATGATCTGTTACAACAGTATTTGTAGTTGTATTTGTAACGACCCAATCACTACTATTTACGAAAGTATTATTGCTTGTTAGTTCAATATCCAGATCACTATTTGTGTCTGGAGTGCCTGTAAAGGTTTGCTCAGTTGTAGTTTTTTCAACAATAATCTGACCCATATCTGGACGTCTTCTTAGAATCTTTCCAGTAACACCAGAAGTTTGCCCCTCAATGTCGCTACCTATTAGAAATTGCTCTGAAATATTTGCTCTAGTCGTAAAAGCAATGTTTGGATATTCTTCTTTTGCTTTATCGCTGATTCTTGTGCGAGTTAAAGGCCAACCTCTTCTCTTTAGATCATCATTCAGCAGGTAAAATGTCCAGTGGTAATCAGGAGAACCATAGAGATAATTAGAAACCTGATCAGGACGATCACCGTCTCTTAGATTGTATTCCTCATAATAAGAAATATCGTCTTTCACTCTATCGAATAAATCAACATACGCTCCAAGGTCTTGAACCGAAGTAGATGTTGCTTCATTACCGAATTTGTAATTGATATTGGGATAATTTTTAAAGTATGACATTAGAAACCCTTCTTAACATCTGATTTGTCTAATGCTCTTTCTTCCTGAAAAGTCATTGTGAGTTGAACCTCATTCGCTTTACCGTCTTTGAAGAAAGAAGAAGACCTTGGGTTTAATGTAGTGTTAACGCTTGTCAAATAACTTGGTAGAATTTTAGGCGCTTGAGACATTCTTCGAGCGCCACCATAGAAAAATTCAATATAAAACTTTGTTGGAAACTTATATCCAAATCCACCAAGAATTTTATCTGGGTAGGCATTCTCTCTAAAAAAGTCTACAATATCCTCAATCGCCTGACTCTCAGCTTCACTTTGTGGACTCATCAAAAATGAAAATGTAAATGTTCTTAAAGCAACATCTTTAAAAATAGATCTTTTATGTGGATTTGCTGTAACTGCTGTTCCTGCAGCAACACCAGCGCCTATTTCGCCACCAAACCCCTGCACACCCAAACTAAACATTTGATTGACTGTTGGATTATTGCCTGTTACCAAATTTTTTAAATTTTGTGTGCTGCCTAAAGTGTCCATTACAGCAGTTGCGCCTTCACCAATTTTAGCGGTTGTGTTAGCAGCAATCTTAGCGATATTCTGCGCCATAAGTTCACTGGCAACATCAGTATATCCACCCGCCGCTCTTCTAGCAATTTCACCAGCAATACCTAAGTTGGCATTGTCATACACCAACCCATCAGAGAAACTTACTGCTTCTGGGAAATACAGATTAGCGATACCGCCAAACGATCCACCTGACCCCTTTGCCATGAAAGATACTCGAGCTTTGTATTTCTCATCCTGTTCAATAGGGTATTTTAGTGCTCCAGCCATTAGTTATCCTATAAATATTTTGGTAATTTATATTTATTTATATGGTGCTATGAAAACTTACAAAGGTAAATACAAAGTCAAGAAACCTAAGAAATACGATGGAGACCATACTCAGGTTATTTATAGATCGTACTGGGAAAAGTTTGCATTCAAATGGGTAGAGAATCAATCTGATATCAAATCATGGTCTTCAGAAGAAACTGTGATACCATATATTAGTGCGATTGATAACAAATACCATCGGTATTTTGTTGATTTAAAACTAAATATGAAGGACGGAAGAACGATTCTGGTAGAGATTAAACCAGACAAGCAAACTAAACCGCCAAAAGGTAAACGCAGGACAAAAAGATTTATATCTGAATCTCTGGAATATGTTAAGAATCAATGTAAGTGGAAAGCAGCAAAAGAATACTGCTTAGATAATGGTTATGAATTTCAGATATGGACTGAGCATACACTAAAACAAATGGGAATGAAATTCTAAATGGCAAGTCTGTTTCAAAAACTAGAGTTTGAAGCTTTTCGTAAAGGGATTACTCCTCGGAGTAAAGAGTCCCGTGCATGGTTTATGAACAAGGCAAAGAATCTAAATGTCAGTAGAAGTAAACTGATGAAAGAAGATCCTATTGAATTACGTAGTCGTCCTGCTGTTGGTAGAATGTATATGTATTTCTATGATCCAAAGCACAAAGAGACTCTGCCTTACTACGATAGATTCCCACTGATTATTATGGTAGGTCCAGCACCTCGTGGGTTTATGGGTCTAAACTTACACTATTTACCTCTTGCAACCAGAGCAAAATTCTTAGATGCACTGCTTGGCACTATAAATAATGAAAGATATGATGAATCTACTCGTTTCAGACTTTCGTATGATATGCTAAAACGTGCGTCTAGATTGAGAGCATTTAAACCATGTCTAAAAAGATATTTGAATGCTCATGTAAGATCAAGACTTGCATTAGTGCCAGCGCCTGAATGGGAGATTGCTACGTTCTTGCCGACTGCAGACTTTGAGAAGGCAAGCAGCAGTGAAGTATATAGAGATTCTAGAAGAAAGATGACAGCCTAATGGCGACTATTGAAGATTTAAAAGGTGCGTTTGCAAGCAAACCACCTGCACAACCAGATAGGTATCGAATTAAGATTCCGGGTCTGAATAGAGAAGGTGATATTCTCTGCCAAGCAACAAACTTGCCGGGCAGACAGATCACTACTACTGAAAGACGTATTGGCATGATTACACAAAAAATGCCATATGGATTTATCTTTGACGATGTGAGTTTAACTTTCTTACTAGATAATGAGTATTCTGTCAAGAACTATTTTGAAGACTGGCATGAAAAGATTATCGGTTTCGATACCTATGAACTTTCATATAAAAATGAATATTCAGAAAATATTGAAATTGAACAGTTAGATAAAAAAGAAGAATCTGTCATCTATGGCGTGAAACTTATCAGAGCATTTCCTGTTACAATTAATCCTATCGAACTTGGAGATGGTCTCCAGAATCAAATCACACAACTCAATGTACAGTTAGCATTTACTGATTGGGAACGCACTACTTAATGGAGTTATAAAATGGCTTTACCTAAACTTAATGAGTCGATTAAATATACCACAAAAATTCCTTCTAATGGCAAACAAGTAAAATTCAGACCTTATCTTGTCAAGGAAGAAAAGATTCTAATGATGGCATTGGAGTCTGAAGATAAAAAAATCGCATTAGACGCAATCTCTGATACCATTGCAGCATGTATTGATGAAGATATTAATGTCTATAATCTTCCTGTATTCGATATTGAATATCTGTTTACACAGATTCGTTCTAAGTCTGTGGGTGAGTCTTCTGACATTAATATTAAGTGTTCAGAGTGTAGTACACCGAATCAAGTTAGTATTGACTTGAGTAAGATTAAGGTTGCAGTTCCTAAAACAATTAAACCGATTAAACTTACTGATGATATGACTCTGACGCTCAAGTATCCTGTGTTATCTGAAGTCACAAATACTATGTTAGATAATGAAAAGAATAATACATCTCAGACACAGCAGATTTTTGATTTGATTGCAATTTGCCTGGAGAGTTTAGAGACAGAAGAAGAAAAGATTAGTTTTGCTGATGAACCTAAAGAAGAAGTAATGGCATTCCTTGAATCGTTTAGTAATAAGCAGTTTGAAGAAGTTAGAAAGTTTGTCGAAGATTTACCTCAGATGAAACATGATGTGAAGTTTACATGTGAAAGTTGCGAACATGAAAACGAGGTCACTCTGAAGGGGACTAACGATTTTTTTTAGTATGCCTCTCACATGATAGTTTAGTAAATCACTATACACTAAATTTTCAGTTGATGCAGCACCATAAATATTCTTTGACAGAACTTGAAAATATGATGCCTTGGGAACGTGAAGTCTATATTACTATGCTTATACAATGGTTAAAAGAAGAAGCAGAGAAACAGAAACAGAGACAGTAAATGGCTTTAACGGACGTTATTGATAGACTAGCAGCGATTAATGAAGAGCAGTTAGTAGAAACTCAAGACATTAAGGTTGAGATGGAATCTCTTACTGATAGAGTAACAGAGCTTCTTGAGTTGAATAAACAAGACAGATTAGACCGTTTAGAAGCAATGCGTGAAGGCGTTGGATTTGAAGCGCCGAGTATGACTGCTGGCGGTGCTGGTGGCAGTGGTGCTGGAGGAGGCGGTGGTGGTCTCTTGGGCGGATTAATGAGTAGTCTCTTGGGATTCTTTGGACTCAAAGCATTCTTGGGAACCTTGGCGACGTTTAGCGGTAAACTCCTTAAAATGTTCAAAGGTGTTGGTAGATTCCTTGGTCCGGTCGGTTTAATCATCACTGGCATTATTGCCACCTTTGCTACCATAGAAGGGTTTCTCAAAGGATATGAAGAGGGTGGTGTCTTAGGTGGTCTTGAAGGAGCATTTAAAGGATTTGTAGATAATATTATTGCTGCGCCTTTAGACCTACTGACAGATGCTGTCGCCCATGTCGCCCGTATGATGGGATTCACTGAAACTGCGGATGCACTTAAAAAATTTAGTTTTGCTGAAACATTCGACAAAATTATCACAGTTGTATTCAATGTTATTGAAAACAGTATAAATTTTGTCAAAGAACTTTTTGCTGATCCAAAAGCAAAATTAGAAGAATTATGGGATGGACTTAAAAACCTTTTAGGTGTTGATAGTCTCATTGATCTTATTTTTCTTCCTATAGATAAAGCAGTTAATTGGGTCAAAGGTATATTTAACTTTGGCGACCCCGATAAACCATTCAATTTATCTACATTTATCGAAAATATGATTGCTAATACGGTACAACTCTTTACTAATATTTTTCAAGGACTGATCAACAGACTTCGGTCTATTCCTGTTCTTTCTGAATTTTTCAAGAGCGACCAAGAGAAAGCATTAGATGCAGAAATAAAAGCATTAAATGAAAAATTATCTGCGCAAGATTCTGCACTGAATAAATTGGGGCAAGTAACAGGTAAAGCGCAGTTTGATTTAAGTAATCTTGGCGATCCAACCGCTACAGGATTTTTTGCTCGACTTGAAGCTGGTGTAAGGGGTTCAAGTTTAGAAAAAGAACAAGTAAGAATTCTTGCAGAGCAGGATAGATTAACAGGGGTATTACAAACTGCTGGCGCTGACAGAAGATTAGTTGAGTTAGCAAAGAAACAATTAGAACAAAATATCTCTAATCTAGAATTAGAAAGGCAGCAGATTCAAAGTGGTATGGCAGTTCAACAATTGAACAGTATGGCTGGTGCTTCTGGTGGTGGCACTACAGTATACCAGACTACTAATAACATCACTCAAGGTGGTGGTGCAGGTTCCTCTGGATCACCTAATGCAAGTAGTTCTACTGCTACTGCCTCTAATGATCATGTTGGCACTCTTGACGCAACTCAGTTTATTAGTGGTGGTCCTACTAGATAAAAAAATCCCCGGCGGAAAGGAAACACCGGGGATTCTCTCTAACTTCTAGTCTTCGTTTGCGAGACGTGAGAAGTATGACATAGTATCCTTATCATCGTCATCATCAACAGTTGGTGCAGATACTGGTTCCACGCTCTTCATTGGAGCAGTATCAGCAGTAATCGACAAATCTTCTTCCTGCTGTGGAGTAAATGTTCCACTAGCACCCAGAACAGCATCCAGTCGTGCCTTCAGCTCTTCGTAAGACTTGTAGTTAGAAGGGTCTGTAAACTCACCCAGTGGATGTACCTGACCATAAATCTTTTCGAGTTTCTCATCATCCGCCAGAGGAGATGGAGATGCAAACTCAGAACGGTCATAGTTACGGTATCCTTCAACATTCCGAATCTTCAGTTTGAAGTCAGC